TTAATAATCATCATGATATTCACGTTGTTCGGCGAGATTGTCAAAGCGTGAGAATTGTCCATTAAATTTTAACCGCACTCGACCAATCGGGCCGTTACGCTGTTTACCGATAATAATTTCTGCAACACCTTTATCTTCCGAGTTATCGTTATAGACTTCATCTCGGTAAATAAACATAATCAAGTCTGCATCTTGTTCAATGGAGCCCGATTCACGTAAATCTGAGTTTACAGGGCGTTTGTCTCCACGTTGCTCTAAAGTACGATTTAATTGAGAAAGCGCAACCACTGGCACTTGTAATTCTTTGGCTAGAGCTTTGAGGGAACGGGAAATTTCTGCGATTTCTAATGTTCGATTATCTGAAAATGCCGGTGCACGCATTAGTTGCAAATAATCCACCATAATCATACTTAATCCACCATTTTCACGATAAACTCGGCGTGCACGCGAACGAACGTCGGTAGGCGTTAGGCCTGAAGAGTCATCGATATAAAGATTATTTTTTTGCTTGAACATCCCAACTACGCTGGCAATTTTGTTCCACTCGATCTCATCTAAATTTTGACCTGTTCGAATTTTAGTTTGATCAACGCGAGCAAGCGATGCGATCATACGCATCATAATTTGTTCTGCTGGCATTTCTAAACTAAATACTAAAACGGGTTTTTCACTTGCCATTGCGGCATTTTCGCAAAGGTTCATGGCGAAAGTGGTTTTACCCATTGATGGACGTGCCGCAACGATAATTAAGTCAGAAGGCTGTAAACCGGCAGTTTTTTTATCAAGATCAGTGAAACCTGTCGTAATCCCCGTTACGCCTGAATGATTTTCAAGTTTGCTCAAAATATCGATTTTTTCAATAGTACTTTCCAGCACATTGATCACATTCTGTGGACCTTCGCTAGAAGTTGTCCGTTTTTCTGCAATTGCAAACACTTCACGCTCAGCCTCATCAAGAATTAACTTGATGTCTTGCCCTTTGGGAGAATAGCTATTTTCAGCAATGCGATTTCCTACTGAAATAAGTTCTCGTAATATGGCTTTCTCGCGCACAATATCTGCATAAGCCAAAATATTAATCGCATTTGGAGTATTATTGGAAAGCTCTGCTAGATAGGCAAATCCACCCACTTCATCGCTTACACCGCGGCTTCTTAAGGCTTGATCTAGCGTAATTAAATCAATAGGCGATTGATTACGCATTAGATGTTCCATTTCTGTAAAAATTAGACGATGCTGAAAAGTATAAAAATCGTCAGCAATCACACGTTCAGCAATGCCATCCCAATGCTGATTGCTCAGCATGATGCCACCCAACACGGCTTGTTCAGCCTCAAGTGAGTGTGGTGGAATACTTATTTGTGCCGTTTTTTTGTCAGAAGATTTGATTTGAGGTTGTGATGCCATAGGACTTATTTCGATACTAGAATGTCACCTATGATACCGCAAATATCTATTGGATTTAAGTGAAAAGTGCGGTGAAAAAAGGAAATAAAAAACGGTGGAAAAATCCACCGCTCTTTCATTTTAAAGTATTCAGATTGTTGATTATTCAACAATTAATGTACGACATACGTTGGTTTGTGTCGCACCTTGACCACCGTGGGTAACAAGCACTAAATCACCAGTAGATAAGTAACCTTTTTCTTTTAATGATTGAAGTGCTGCTTTTGCACTGGTTTCTGTGCGGCTATCTTCACCATGATAAACTGGGGTTACGCCACGGTATAGTGCACAAAGGTTTAAGGTTTCTTGATTACGAGATAAAGCAAAGATCGGTAAGCCAGAGCTAATGCGTGACATTAATAATGGAGTACGGCCTGTGCTAGTTAAAGTGACAATCGCTGCAACACCTTTCATGTGGTTTGCTGCATACATTGCAGACATAGCAACAGACTCTTCAATGGTTTCAAATTTTTTATCCATACGGTGACGAGAAACGTTAATGCTTGGCATTTTTTCTGCACCTAAACATACGCCAGCCATTGCTGCTACTGTTTCAGAAGGATATTGACCAGCTGCTGTTTCTGCAGAAAGCATAACTGCATCAGTACCATCTAATACTGCGTTTGCAACGTCCATCACTTCAGCACGAGTTGGCATTGGATTGCTAATCATTGATTCCATCATTTGAGTCGCTGTAATTACTGCACGATTTAATTGACGTGAACGACGGATTAATTTTTTCTGTACACCGACTAATTCAGGATCGCCGATTTCTACACCTAAGTCACCGCGTGCAACCATGATGACATCAGATGCTAAAATGATATCGTCCATTGCTTCATCATTAGCTACTGTTTCAGCACGCTCAACTTTAGCGACGATTTTTGCATTTAAACCAGCTTGTTGAGCAAGTTCTCGCGCATAATTTAGATCAGCACTTGAACGAGGGAAAGAAACAGCTAAGAAATCAACGCCAATACGTGCAGCGGTAATAATGTCGGCTTTATCTTTTTCTGTTAATGCCTCTGCAGATAAACCGCCGCCTAATTTGTTGATACCTTTATTATTTGATAATGGACCACCAACGGTAACTTCAGTGAATACTTTTGCACCATCAGTTGATAATACTTTTAATTGAACACGGCCATCATCTAATAAAAGAATGTCGCCAGGAACAACATCTTGTGGAAGCGTTTTATAGTCTAAACCAACAGATTCTTGTGTACCTTCGCCTTTTGGTAATTCCGCATCAAGAATGAATTTATCACCAACACTTAAGAAAATTTTACCGTCTTTAAAGGTAGAAACACGAATTTTAGGACCTTGTAAATCACCTAAGATTGCCACGGTTTTACCTAATTTTTTCGCGATAGAACGTACACGTTCAGCACGTCCAATATGGTCATCAGGTGTACCGTGAGAGAAGTTCATACGAACTACGTTTGCGCCCGCTGCGATAATTTTTTCAAGATTGTTATCACGGTCAGTTGATGGGCCCATAGTACATACAATCTTCGTTCTTCTTAGTCTTCTAGACATTATTTACTCCGTCAATAATTACAAAATTTTAAAGATACTATTTTTACTTGACTATATATTAGCCAGATGAAAAATCGGTGCGCATTATACGCTTAAAAATTTGGGAAATCAAAAACGGCTCGGTTATTTAAGGCAATACTGTTTACTTTTTTGCCAGTTATATTGAGTATTTAAGAAAATACTTGTTTTCAGATTAAAAATATCTATAATTCCAGACACTTTGTGCAGTGCGACTATAGCTCAGTTGGTTAGAGCACCACCTTGACATGGTGGGGGTCACTGGTTCGAGTCCAGCTAGTCGCACCAATTAACCCTTTCATAACCCCGCGAAACTAATCGCGGGGTTTTGTTTTATCCAGGTTTCACAAGGGTTTATAGCACTTTCACCCCTCATATCTAATCGTCTTTAATTGTTTTTAATCGCTGTTTTTAGTAACAAGTTTAGTAACAAGATGCTAAACTTTAAAAAGCTTGTTACTAAAACTAAGGAAAAATGATGCCTCGTGTTACTAAACCCCTTACAAATACTGAAGTTGATAAGGCTAAACCAAAGGCTAAGGAATACAATTTAACTGATGGTAAAGGTCTTTTTTTACGCATAAAACCAACAGGAGCTAAGGCGTGGATTTTTAACTATTACCACCCAATCACGAACAAGAGAACATCTTTTACTATTGGTACTTATCCTTCTATAAGTCTTTCATTGGCTCGTCAAAAGCGTGAAAAATGGCTTTCTTTAATTGCTCAAAAAATCGATCCTCAAGAACATGAAAAAGAACAAGAGAGAATCGCTAGAGGAGAGAATGAAAATACCTTCTTTAAAGTCGCGTTGCTTTGGAAGGAAAAGAGAAGTAGGGAAGTTGAACCTTTAACTATGGAAAAGAATTGGGCCAGGCTAGAAAAATATATCTTTAATCAGATTGGTAACTATTCTATTGATGATATAACATCTCCTTTACTGATTAAAACGGTTAAACCTCTATATGAAAAAGGGTTTAATGATACGCTACACCGACTGTTGAATTTATCTAATCAAATTTTGAATTATGCAGTAACGCTAGGATTAATGCCTTTTAATTCTTGTATAAAAGCTGCAGATGCTTATCACAAAGAGCCGCAAAAGAATCATCCCGCAATTAAGCCAGAGGAATTGCCGAAACTATTACATGATTTTAGAAACTCAAATAGGGATTATTTAACTAAGATGCTATTCCTTTGGCAATTGCTTTCAATGGTTCGTCCAGCCGAGGCTGTTTCTGTTGAATGGTCTGAAATTGATTTTGATAAGAAGTTATGGACTATTCCAGCAATCAAAATGAAAAAAACAAGACAGGGGCAATTTCCTCATGTTGTTCCGCTTTCTTCTTTAATGTTAAAAATTTTGGAAGAGTTAAAGCCTATTACTGGAGATAATAAATTTGTTTTTTCTCATTATAGCAAGCCCAATCATTCCGCTAGTAAAGAACTAATAGCTAATGCATTGAGAAAGATAGGTTATAAAGGGATTCAAGATGCTCACGGATTGAGATCGATAGCTAGAACATTTTTGGAGAATCAGGCTGTTGATTTTCGTCTTGCTGAAAGTTGTCTCGCTCATCGTGTCGGAGATAAAACAAGCCAAGCATATAATCGTTATGATTATGTGGAACTTCGCCGACCAGTGATGCAGTTATGGAGTAATTATTGTGAATCTTGCGGAATGAACTTAAATTTATAATTAGTATATTAAAAAAGTTTTTTATAGGTTTTAGTCTTCACCTCTTCACCTTTGGTATTTTTTATTTATAAATCAATATTTTAAGCGGTGAAGACTGCCCATTTAACCCTTCACCAAGTCTTCACCAAAAGGTGAACACTCAATAAAAAAACGGGATTTAACCCGCTATTTTTAACTAAACATTTCATTTCGAAAACTATCAAAATCCTTAAAATGGATATTTGTCCTGCGTCCAGTTTTGGTATGTCTCTTCATGAAATCATGTTTATTGCCATTCTGTTTTAAGGCTTGCTCAACCCCTATTACAAAATTGTTCAGCCCTAATTCACCGATATTCATCGCCTTTGTATAGGCTAAATATGCTGGATAAAGGTGCGTTCTTATTTTGTCTAATCCCATGTTTGTAACACCAATAAAAAGCCCATCTGTTTGTTCTGTCGTGTAGAAATAACCAAAGAAATCTGTAAGTGGATCAGATAGTTTTTTTACTTCTAACGCCTCCTGACTTTCCATTTGTGCTTTTAAAGCCTTTTTCGCATCATTTGGATCAGGGAATGAATCAAACACCTTGCGAATAATTCCGCCCACTTCTAGAGTGATTTTATCCATAAAATGCGGATCGCGTTCATCTTCTGGCACTATCTTTTTGAAGTCAAAAATAACACGTCTTCGATCAACCCCACCAGAACGCTCTGTAAATGAACAAGGTCTATTATTTATCAGCATAACTAGGGCGGTGATTTTTACATCAAATGGATCTTGATAATTATATCTTACCCTTACAGTATCCCCGCCAGTGATAGATTTCAAACCGCTGCCGTCTCCAGCATATTTTGATTGTTCAGGGCATAAAATCAGCGTTTTATTTTCAAGTCCAGATAGTCCGCGTTCATCATCAAACTTTTCTAAGTTACTTGATGCTGTGTTTTTTACACCAGCCAATAAAGTGGCGATACTGGCAAACACAGATTTCCCACTTCCCCCTTTTCCTGTAATTTCAAAGAACATTTGCCAGTTATAACGATTGGTGAGAATCATATAGAACGCGGCCAAAATTGCATTTTGTTTTGATTGGTTACCATCACTTACCCAGTCAAGCCACTTATCAAAATTGGGTGTTGGTTGTCTCTCATTAATATAATCATGAGGGATATGCGATAAAAGCCAGTTTTCTTTAGAATGTTCTGAAAATTCCAACGTTTTTCTATCAAGAACCCCATTCTTAAAGGCTAATAAACCTTGTTTTGGTGAGCCTAGTATCGTAGATTGAATCTTCAACGTCTTTACTGTCAATTCAATTGAATTGGCGTTATATCTAAGATTGTTTTCTTCAAAAAAACGAACTGCACCACTGATTAAATTTCCCTCATCGTATCGATCCCAACTTATGCCATTATAAGTTAGCGTTTCTTTTGTAAGCGGTATATATCCAAAATCAAATCCTAGATATTTAGAAAGTGCGCGTGCTTTTTTATCTGCCCAATCGCTATCTTTCACTTTCTCTGGCGGTGCTAATTGCTCTGCGAGATCTGCAGTATCTTTATCATTGCGTAAGCGTTGAATATAACCACTTAAATCTTCTTTAGTCTGCGCTGCAGCATCAAGAAGTTTGACATCTATTGCATCAGAGTTTTTAGCTAAGTTTTGACAAATAGCCGTTATTTCAGCTTGTGCCAGTTCACCATATTGAACAAGTTTTACTGATCGTTGATCTTCTTTTACTATACGGATAGAAGAAATATTCTCTAATTGTTTTTCAGCAAGAATAACTGGTTTTATATTTCTATCTAATCCGTGAATTAAAGAACATAACAAGAGCCATTCTTCACCCATTCCGTTATCCCATGCTTGCCAGGCTTTACGCCCAGCAAGAATGAAAATATCAGAGTAAGGTTCATGTGGTTGATCCGCAAGGTGCGGTGCATTAATTAATTGGGCCATGATTTATTCCTGTAATTTTTGTTTTTCCATGTTTTCAACTTGTAACTGCTCAATCTGTTTTATCACTTCACCGAACTTATGGATTAAGTAGTCATTAGCTTGATTAAAGTTTCTGATTGTTTCTTGGTTATTTGAGCTAAGTTTTGCACCTTGCGACTTAACCATTTCATTAAATAACTTTCCGCCTGTTTTTAATCTCACCACTAAATCAGTAAGTTCATCTCTAAACTTGATTTTGTGATGGAAGTCATCAGGATAGACTTCTAAACATTTACGGTTGCTATCTAAAATCAGCTTGAATTGGCGCGTAAGCTGGGCGAAGTTAAAGGCTAATGGATTAGCGTAGAGTTTCCCTTGATATTTGTTTTTGGTCTCGCCTTGCGTCTCCTGTTGTGTTTTTGAGGTCTCCTCAAATTTGAGGTTACTTGAATTTTTAACCGAACTTTTAGCGGACGCATTTTTGCGTTCGCTGCTTTTGCCGTTGTTCGCTTTCCATTGTTGAAGTTGTTGCATTGGGTTACTTGGTTTCATGTTGTGCCACCTTTCTAATTGTTGCCGCTTTCTTGATTTGTTCGATTGATACTGCCAGTCCTTTGTAGTGTCCAGAGTGTAGATAATCTTCTGCAAAGGCTAAGAATTGTTTAATCCGTTTACAAGATTTCTCTAACTGCTCGGGTGTCGGTGTATATGGTTCTTTGAATGCTTTGATTTTTTTAGCTTTCATTGTCTTCCCCTTTCAAAATCGTGATCACTTCTAACACTCGACCGCAAATATCGGCTTGTCCTATTTCGTGCTTACATCTGATTTTTGCCTGTAACGCCTCTCTCAACGTGCCATATTCGCCCGCTATGAACTGCTCGCCGTTGTCATAGGTAAAAACAAGGGTGTAAGGGAATTTAGTGTTACTCATCATTTCGCCTCCTAAAGCTCTTCTTCTAACGACATTACAGAAGTGAGGATTAATTTTGATACGGCACGGAAGGCGGCTTCATAGGTGGCGCGATCAACCTTATCAATCGTTCCATCGCCTTTGCTAATTAGTTCTGAAATCGCTTGAGCTTCCCACAATCCTTCAAGTGCTTTGGTAATTTCTTCATTACGCATGAGCCACCTCCATAGAATCACGAGAGATTGCCGCTAAAGTGCGGTTGTTTTGAGGATTGATTCTCGCCACCACCGCAATAAAACGATAATCAGCAGATAGGCTCAAGCGTGCCTGTTCTTCGGTGGTAGAATTAAGAGATATGACGCATAAGTTAAAATGCGATTGTGTGCGATTGACGCAAAGAAATTTGTAGATCATTTCTGCGGTGTCCTTGTATAAATTTTTAGGAACTACCGCTAGACTTTCCACGGTCGGGCGGTAGAGCATAACAGGGTGGAAAACTGCCATACAAGGAAAGCAGCCAACCACTAAGGGTTGCCCATTACGCTCTACCATTGAGAGAATGATCGGATTTAGATTGAAAACAAAATCCGCATATTCTTTAGGTGTGCGAATGTTACGAACAAAAAAAGCACGGTTTAATGGCGTGCTATCGTTCGCCTTGTATAAATTCAGCTTTCCACGGCTGGCAATCAATTTTTCTGATTGTGAGGAAATAATGCCAAATTTCACCGCACTTTGTAAAGGGTTTAAATTGTAAAAATTTTCATTATTGATATAATATTTATGAATTAAGTTCATTTTCATTTCCTGTTTGAATTTAATTGCTTGTTTAAATACGTTTCTAAATTGTTACGCCATAGTTCTTTTTTCCTTGCTATGGCGTTTTTCTTTTCTATTAACCAATGATTAAGCACGTGCAGCCTTCTGTTCTTCAATCCATTGATTCACTTCTTCTAAATCCCAGCGGACAAAGTTTTGTGAAAAGCGGATTGGTTGAGGGAATTTTTTAGCTTTTACAAGCTCGTTGAGTTTGGTGCGACCAAAGCCAACAATATGGCAAGCGGTTTCACCAGTGATTAGTTTTTGTTGTGGGTTTAATTTCAGATTTAATTTTTGAGCTTCGTTCATGAAAATACCTCTCGTAGTTAAACATAAAATGCGTGGTGTAACGTTACGAGAGGTATTAGAACTGATTTTTAGAAATGGAATAATGGCGAAAAGTGGCTTATTTCAGGAAATAAGTTGCTTATGGGTGATAATCTTTAGGTTTTCTTTTTCTCTTTCCTTTTTGTGGGTCTAAAGGTTTAATCCATCCAGTTATCGTTTTAATTGTTTGAGGTAGGTCTAAAGCATCTTTAACATCTATTGCCATTTGTCCTTGTGTAACATCAGGATGCATTCTCCATACATCTTTAACCCATTCTTCAGCCTTGATTTGATCGGGTTTCTTGGCTTTTGGAGTTTTTCCTTTTGCTATTCTTTCAGCTTTAGGGGTGACATTTGAATAGGAATATAATTCATTGATTTTTGCTTTTAAAAAAGTTTTTGTAATTAAAAATAATCTTATATTTCTAGTATCTATTTCACTGCGACTGGATAACTCATTTTCGAACTCATCTTTATCAGTAAGGATAAATTTCAGATCATTAATCATAAATATGTCTTTCATATTTATTGATTTCAAAAGAATCTTTTCTAAACAGTCTAAATAATAAAAAATAATATCCTTTATATCATCACTCTTTAATCCTTCATAAATAATACTATCTAGAACATCTCCCTCATCATTTCCTATACTTTCTATGAGAGGAAATAATTGTTTAAAACCTTTTGTTATATCATCTTGGCTTAAATTAGTTTCATCTTCTATTTTTTTTAATGTGTTAAGAAGAATATTAAATAAATTATCATTCATAAACGCCCCTTTCGCATTTGTCCTTATTGGCAGGAGCGCATCAACAAAGTAAGGTGCTTTGCTTTCGGGGATCAGCCTAGATGCGCTTTATTTGGTTATTCAGCTAATGTAATAGATTCTATTTCCCATCGATTTCCTTTATATCTTTTTTGTAGAAATATCATAGATTTAGTTCTAGTGTCTCTTTCATCTAATGCTTCTATGGATATAATGTTGCTATCAATTTCATTCCCATTATTGTCTATTACAAAAAAACTTAGTAGATATTCCTTATTTTCCATATTATTCCCTGTTTTTTATATTTATAGTGATATTGCCTAATCGAGTTTCTTTTCCGTCATTTCCAATATGCGTTATCGTTCCGCTAATGAACGGTTTATTTTCCTCTTGTTTTTGTAGAATTCGTTGAATGATAGGGCGTTGCAATTCCTGTTCTGCCCAGCTAGATAATATTTCGTCTTGTTCTAGCGGTTTTGGTTTTTCTTTTATCTTGTATATTAGATAACAAAAGAAGGTGATAGCGCCTATTAGAAAAGCCAGTAAAGGCCATTTTAATATTGGCCAAAAGATGAAAACCAACAAGCCAACAAAAAGCAATATAGCCAAAAATAACAAAAAATCTAAAGCAGAAAATACAAATGCACCAAATGCGGATAAAACGGATTTAATCATACTTTCCCCCTTGTTTTCCTGTTTATTTCTTGTTCTATTTTATCAAAGTTTAGATGCGTTAAGCTACGGCTATTTTTTGTTCATCAGAAAAGTTTTATAATAGTCTCGCTTTGAATTTAGAAATATTTTCAAAGTCTTCTAAACGTGAGCTGCTTACTTTTTCGAAAGTTTGCCGCAAACTTTAAGGAGCTGCGATCTACAAGTGCCTAATCGCGTCCTGCATGTAAGTTTTTAGACAAAATAGCCCAACATTGTGAAATGTCGGGATTTTCTATTATTTGAACGCTTTTTTTAATTCTTCTTCTGCAACCTCTTTTGCGATTCTTAGAGCCTGTGCCTCACCAGATTTAAAGCCTTTTTCCATATAATGGCGACCTTTCATTTTTACTGTGCCATATTCAACCATCCACCAGTAAAATGGATCTGATTTATCTTTTGTGTTTTCCCCAATTTTTGCCATTCTACGGCCGTTTGTTCGCATAACTCGAATTGCAGTGATACCGCTTAGGCCATCTTTGGCTACCCTTGTTTTATGTCGAACGTTGTTTTTAATTGTTCCTTTTTGTCGGAAATTAGTGCTACTCTTCAATGTTGGAACATTCGGCTTGATTGTTTTTTCAATCGATTTAGCCGCGCTATTTAGACCTTTTATAATTGCTTTTGCAGCGACTTTGTTTATATCCTTGTTTAGTTTTTTTAAGTTTTGCTCAAGTTCTTTTAAGCCTTTTATTTGAACTGCCATAGTTTCCCTCTGTAGTTATAAATCAATACCATTAAATTGTTCTAATGCGTGTTTGTGTTCATCTGAAAGCTCGAAAATCAAATCGCCATATTCAAGTTGATAAGTGCCGAAAGACATCAGAAAGGCTACGGCTGGGTCGATTTTGTTTGCGGCTTTCTTCTTGTTTGGTTTAATGTTGGCATTGGCATCGGTTTCCATTACCACGTTGGATAATGCCCACGAAAGCACCGGATCGCCGTTATATTCTATCACTTGGCGATTTATCAACACTTCCGCACTTTTAGCCACCGGGCTAAATCGTTGATAGGTTTGCGGGAAAGGTTCTACCTCTAAGCCTGCCGCCTGTAATTGCGTTCTTAAATGCGTGGCGTTCCAAACATCAAAGCCGATCATTTTGATATTGAAGTTTTCCGCATCTTTGAGAATATCATCGCGGATTTTGTCATAGTCGATACAGTCGCCCTCTGTGGCAATGAGCCACCCTTGGCGCACCCAGTTTCGATACATGGCCCGATTTTTGTTGGCCACGTTTTCGAGTTGAAATTCGGGAATATAATGCCGCGTAAATAACCGCACTTTGTTTCCATGCGGGAAGGTATAGCAAAGGCTGGTTAAGTCGTTGGTACTGGATAAATCCAAGCCTAAATAACAGTCTTCATGTAGCAAATCATTTTCCGTGTAATTTCGTGCGCATTGCGCCCAGTTTCCTTCGCCGAGCCATGGTGTCGTGCCTTGGCACCACACATTAAAACGCTTGGTAAGCATTTCCACCCACTCGGAAGGTATGCCGCGGGCTTTTTTAATGGTATTTTCAAAATCAAGGTAAGGAATGGATTTACCGATATTCGGATTGGCTTTGATCCAGTTTTCCGGATTATCAATTTCGCTTTCTTCGTCCAATTCAAAAATCAGCACAAATAGGCTGTCGTTTTGTTCGTTGCCTTCCAGTATTTGTGCGCAATAGTCATAGTGCTGCTTACAAGCGGAAATGACGTTACTTCCCGCGGTAGTAATGGCAAACAATAAACCTTCCGGGCGTGCGCCTTGCCCCAGCTCTAACGCGCTATATACGCTGTTATCGGTGTGTAGGTGATATTCGTCCACGATGGCGAGGCTTGGGTTAGTTCCCTCAATGGTTGAGGATTTAGCCGCCAGCGGGCGCATTAGGCTATTTGATTTCGGATTAATCAGTTTGTGCTGCTGAATATTGAGCCGTTTGCGCAACGGCGGGGAAAGCAAACACATTTGCCGGGCATCATCAAACACAATGCGGGCTTGGTCTCGGCTTACTGCTGCAGTGTAAATATCTTGTTGGCCCGGCTCCATTAGTAAAAACCAGTTGGCTAAGACGGCGGCTACAGTGGACTTGGCATTCTTCCGCGCCACTTGGATATAAGCGGAACGATATTTTCTCAAGCCGGTATCAGTGCGCTTAAAGCCTAACAGATTGGCAAAGAGAAAGGTTTGCCAGTCTGAAAGTTCGATTGGTTGCCCGCGTAAATGCCCTTTGACGTGCGGGCATAGGCGGGAGAATGCTAAGAATTTATTTACCGCACTTTCATCAAAGAAATAAGCGGGGTTCGCTAAATCATCAAAATAACGCGCGACGGCTTGTTTTATCTTACGACAAGCCACTATTTCACCTGATTGAACTTTCTTCGCGTATTCGTGCCAGATTTCCATTTTCGCCTACATTGTGAGGATTTCATCCAACATATCAGTAACGTCCGTTTCTACTGGATTTTTACGGCGGCTCACCGGATCGAAGCCTAAGAGGGAAGACATCTTGATCATGACTTTTTCGGCATCTGCTTTCGCGGACAATGCCGGGTTTCTTGATTGGGTGCCTTGGCTATTGACAATAATAAAGCCGTTTTTGGCTAAATCCGCCACAGAATGGCGCCAAATTGCGTAGTTTTCGCAATAAATTTCAAGGTTTGTTAAATCTTCCGACTTAATATCGCCACGCTCTGAAAGTTGTTTAATACGCGCTTTCCATTGGCTTTTAGCAATATCATCCAAGAAATCAGGTGTCTTATAACTTTTTCGTTTGCTCATTCACTTTCCTTATTTTCAAAAAAATTGTCGTGCGTAAAAATTTGAGGGGGCGGGCGGTTCTTTAGGCTTGCCACTTTCTTTCAAAAACTCCCCCCACCTGTTCAAATTGTCTTTTTGTAATCGTTTAATTTAAAGCAAAGTCCAAAGTTGGATTTTGTTCGAAATTTCTACCAATCCAAATTTGGATTGGTTGGCTTAGTTGTTACCATATGACCACAACTCAACTGTGGATATATCACCATAATTCAGTTGTACACTTATGTACTCAACTCACTTCTTCGCACCAAATCCGCGTTGGTCTATCACTCGTGTTTTATAGCTATGGCAATCACGGCATAAAGATTGGTGATTAGATTCAACCCAAAATAGCGGGTCTGCTTGTCCGTTCTCAACTGGCTTGATATGGTCTATCACTGTAGCGGGCGTGTAGATACCTTTCTCTAAGCACATCACGCAAAGAGGGTGATGCTTTAAGTATTGCTCGCGGTATTTGCTCCACTTATGATCGTAACCTCGTGCGCGACTGCTTGGACGATTGTCCTTTGGCTTATGCTCTTCACATCTGCCTGACTTCACTTTATTTCTGCATCCAGGATAACTACAACGTTTTAACGGTTGATAAGGCATAGAGCTATACCCTTAGTAAGCGCAAGGCTCTCTATAGACTTCCCATAATGCGGAAATCGTCATGGGTGCTTGTTTAAGATTGGCTAAGTCTGTTATAGCCTCACGGTTTGTGTAGAGGTAGGCGATATACATTAAGCAGCCGACTTTAATTGATGGCGTAAACGGAACGGTATT